GCAGCTTGAGCAACTTAAGCCTCTTAAGCATCTTGAGTTTACAAATGTTGATTACCGAAAAGTTGAAATAAAACCCAACTCAGTTATTTATTGTGATGTCCCATACAAAGGCGCAGCAGACTACGGCAATACTTTTAATCATTCAGATTTTTTCGATTGGGCAAATGAACAAACAAATCCAGTTTTTATTTCTGAATACAAAATAAATGATGATAGGTTTTATTTACTCAAAGAGTTTAACCATATGTCACAATTGTTGCCATTAGGAAGAAAAAAAGTCACAGAGAGACTTTATGGTAACAAAAAGGCTTATGATATTATTGAATACTTCCGACAAAACAAAACTAAATGATTAACCCATGCTTGCAATTAACCTAAACCCTCCGCCCATCTATGAACAAACCCAAGCAGAAAATCCATTTGCTAAACACTGGCAAAAATCAAATGGACTCACCATCCCCTGCCAGCTTATTTTAAAAGACCTAAATGAAACAGATGATGCGTCAATCCCGTTTGATGCTATAATCTGCGAAGTTATCAATTGGGAGTTCTAAAATGCAAATCGGTGACTGGATAATGTTCAACGGCATTCGCGGAAGACTTACAAAAATTCAAGAAAATGAAGATGAAGTAGAAGTCACTATTGAATTTAAAGCTATTGATAACGAACTTGGTATTGGCACATACCAAATCAACACAATAATAAATCCTAAAACACTTCTTCACAAAGTTATACAACCATTGGAGCTGCACTAATGAAAAAGAAAATGGGATGCCCAGAAAAAGATATTAACTGGGATGAGGTCGATCAACTCTGCGCGTTTGGCTGTACTCAAGAAGAAATAGTCGAGTGGACTAAGGTCTCTCAACAGACCTTAGATAGGCGCGTCAAACGAGATAAAGGCTTGAAAACATTTGGGGAATATTTAAAACAAAAGGCCCAACTCGGGCATGTATCGCTACGCAGAAAGCAGATGCAAATTGCCATGCAAGGCAACGTAACCATGCTTATTTGGCTTGGCAAACAACGCCTAAAACAAAGTGATAAGGTCGAGCAGAAAATTGATTTTCAAAACCTATCCGACACAGAGCTTGACCAGAAAATCAAAGAACTAGAGGAGTCTTTACTTGGACCACGACCTGTTTAAAACACTTGGTGAAATAGAACTCAATTTAAAATTGCTCGAAGTTAGAAAAACTTTTGTAATGCAGCAACTCTTGGAGCAACTTCGCGATGGACATACTACGCCGCCTGAAAGAGGAGAAACTGCGCAGGATCCAAGCCAGGATGATAGCGCCAAAGCTAGACCTGAAAGCAGCCCTGTTTGATAAACAAATCGCCGCGATCAGTGACACGAATACTTTTGTTTCTTTTTGCACGACAAGACGAGCTGGCAAATCGACCGCTAAAGCTGCAAAGGCATTAGAGATTGCGCAGAAATTCCCCAATTGCGAAGTCCCTTACATTGGCCTTACTCGTGCCTCAACTGAACGCATTATCTGGAAGACTTTTAGAGAGTTCATATTAAAGTATTCGCTTCCGTTTCGCATGATCGATGGGGAGCTAAAAATTAAAACCCTTCAAGGCTCAACCATTTTTTTAGTTGGTGCAGACCAGACAAACTTCATTGAGCGTTTCCGTGGGCAAAAGTTTCCGATCGTGCTCATCGATGAGGCAGGCGCTTTTCGCCAGTCCGTGTTGCAAACCCTCGTGCAAGACGTGCTTGAGCCAGCGGTGGCTGATTATCAAGGGCAAATTATAATGTCAGGCACTCCTGGCCCAGTGCCTAAAGGGTTTTTCTATGAGGCTACGGCGTTAAAAAAACATGGCTTTACCTCTCATTCCTGGTCGGTGCTTGATAACCCGTTTTTGCCTCATGTCACCGCTGAGTGGCTTGATGAGATGCTCAAAAGAAAGGGGCAAACTAGAGACAACCCCTCTTATAGAAGAGAGTGGTTAGGAGAATGGGTCGAAGATTTAGATGCGTTAGTCTACAGGTATTGTCGCCAAAAGAATGACTTTACAGGAGACGTGCCCAGTGGTGCTTACAATATTATGGGCGTGGATTATGGGTTTAACGATAAGACGGCATTTTCGATTGTGAGTTATCACCCCAATCATCGCTCGATTTGGATTCGTCATAGCGAAGCCCACCAAGGAATGATTCCCAGTCAAATTGCTATTCGTTTGCAGCAGCTCATTGAAACTTTTAAACCTACTCATATCGTTGCTGACACTGGGGGCTTGGGTAAATCAATCACTGAAGAGATGCGCAGGCGTTACAACATACCAATAAAAGCGGCTGAGAAGACTGATAAGTGGGCGTGGATTAGCTTAATCAATGGTGAATTCATCGATGGTAACTTGTTAGTGCATGACTCTTGTGAATCTTTAAAAGAACAATACTTAACGCTTGCGAAAGATGACAAAGGCAACGAAGATCCTACAATGAGCAATGATTTTGCCGACAGCGTGCTTTACGCCATTCGTTATATCCACACTTACTACCGAAAAGAATTACTCATGCCAGTGCAAGACGAGATTGAAAAGTTCAAGCAAAAAGAAAAACAATGGTTAGAAAAAGAAAATAGCTTGCAGTTTAAAGAATGGTGGGAACAAGAGGGAATGCTATGAGCGAAGGGGATTTAAAGTTAATCGAGCTAAGAGCGTATCGAGAGTCTGACTTGCCCTATATTGCCAACTCTTGGCTCGAAGATTATCTTTCAAGTCACTTCATAAAAGACAAAAAAAAGCAGCTTTCAAAAGCTACTTATGTGGCCATGATGCCAAGAGAGCTTTACTACAAAGAGCAAAGAGCTAGGATTGAGAAGATTTTAACAAAGTCGAGCGTTCTGGTGGCGTGCAATGCTGAGGACGAAAATCAAATATTTGGCTTTGTCATCTACCGCTTCATTGGCGAGATTGGTTTAATCAGTTGGGCTTATGTGCGACCCGTGTACCGAGGCTTTGGCATCATGAAAAAGCTTTTAGATAAGACTGGCCCGATGGATGTCATCACTCATGTGACACCACTTAGACGCTGGGCCTTGAGACGATTCGAGTTAATTTATAACCCTTTTATGGAGGCGCTAGATGATTAAGGAAATACAATTTGGCAGTGCTGTAAAGCTCGGTAAAACGCTCGAGCTTAGTTACCACGCCGCACGTGATTCACGATGGGAGATCTCAATGGAAGGTGATGTGTTTATCTTCAAGGATTCAAAGGGAGAATTCCCCACCACACTCACCACAAAAGCCAACGTGAAGTTTTGGGTCGTTGATAATGTCCAAAGCAAAAAAGCGAGCAAATCATGAGTGAGAAAAAAAGCATTGATCTAGAAGAGCTAGAAGAGATCCTAAAAATGATGATAAAGTATAATGTGTCAGACTATGCGCAAGGGGGGTTAGCCATTCGGCTAAGAAAGCCTGCACCATCAGCAGTGATTGAAGTCAAAGAGCCACCTAAGAAAACCAAAGAGCAAGAGGAAGAGGAGCTGTTATTTTACTCTTCTAGGGGATAGTTGAATGGAAAAATGGTACACAATTAAAAAAGACGATGAGACTTATCGAAGACTCATCCCTTTAATGAACAAGATTCAAGAAAATCAAATCTACCGCAGGGCTGAAAACCTCATGTGGGCAAGGCTTTATGGCTCGGTGGACATCATGGGGCTAACGCCTACGACTTATTCAAGGCCGAATCCGATCTCGCAAGGTGTGCGGCCAAAGTTTAATATCGTGGCAAGTTGCATTGACACTCTGGCCGCAAAGATCAGCAAGAATCGTCCTCGTCCGTTTTTCCTGACTGATGGTGGCAACTGGACTTTGCAAACCAAAGCTAAGAAGCTGCAAAAGTTCATTGATGGTCAGTTTTTTGAAACTAAAACTTATCAACAAACCGATAAAGCATTCATTGATGCTGGGACTTTCGGCACTGGGCTTTGTAAAGTGTTCTCCGCTGAGGGCAAAATCATTGTAGAGCGCGTAATCCCGGACGAGATCATCGTCGATGATGCTGAGGCTGTGCACAACAATCCAAGGAACCTATATCAAAAAAAGCTAGTTGATAGAGATATGCTCATCAATTTATTTCCGGAATACAAGGCACAAATCTTAGACCTACCAAAACCTGCCGACGAGTTTGGGTTTTATAATGTGACCGATGCAGATTATGTTGAAGTCATGGAGGCGTGGCATTTACCAAGTGGCAAGAGCACTAATGATGGAAGACATGTCATTTCGACTCGTAATTGCGATTTGGTGTTTGAAGAGTACAATCGCACGCATTTTCCGTTTGCTAAACTCACTTTCCGAGACAGGCTAGCAGGATGGTATGGCCAAGGAGTGGCTGAGATCCTCATGGGTGTTCAAATCTCGATCAATCGCATTTTGCGCAACAATGATGTGTCTCAATATTTGCACTCTGCTGCGGCGTGGCTTGTTGAAGAGGGAAGCGGTATTGTCTCAGCGCATCTTAATAACGACATTGGCCACATCGTAAAATATCGGGGAGTGCCACCTGAGCTAAAAGTTTTCTCCTCAGTCAATCCGGAGATGTACGCGCAGATCAGAGAGCACATGCAAAGGGCTTACGAAGAGGTGGGGATTAGTCAGCTCTCGGCTGCCTCACAAAAACCAGCAGGGCTTAACAGTGGCAAAGCATTAAGGGAGTATAATGATATTGAGTCAGAGAGGTTTGTGAAGCTTGGGCAAAAATGGGAGCAATTTCACCTAGACATCGCCTCGCTCATGATTGAAGAAGCCAAGGTCATTAGTGAGCAAGACCCTAAGTTTAGCGTGCTGGCAAAAGATGGGAATTTCATTGAGAGAATTAACTGGAAAGACGTTAAGATGGACGAAGACAAGTACCAATTGCAAGTCTTCCCGACAAGTCAGCTTCCTAGGGCTCCTTATGCACGGATGCAATATGTAACGGAAATGCAAAACGCCGGGTATATCGATCCCGAAACTGCCCAAGAGCTTTTAGACATGCCAGATATTGAGCAATTCGCAAACTTATCATTTGCAGGGCGAAGAGTCATAAGGGATTCCGTGCAAAAAATGATGGAATCAAATGAGTTTATCCCTCCTGAACCATTTCAGGATTTAAGCTACACGCTAAGTTACGCACAGATGTATTACAATTATGCAAAGTTGCACGGAGCTGATGAATTAAAACTAGAAATGCTTCGTAGATACATGGAGCAAGCTAATGCTTTAATTCAACTTAGTCTTCCCCCTGAGCCCATGGCTCCTCCATCTGAGCCCCCATTAGCGCAAGGAGTGGGTGGTCAAGGGGGGGATGTCCTGATGCCAGAAGCTGTACCAATGATGTAAAGAAAGGTTAATAAATGGATGCACTAGAGATGTTATCAAGCAGCGAAACAATTGAAGTAAATAATGAAAATGATACGGTTGAGGATGCGGCTAAGAATATAGTAGAAGAAAGCAAAAGCGAGAGGTCTTCTGCGGAGGCCACTGAGCAAGCCACCTCAAAGGAAATGATTTCCCCAAGGTTTGCACTGTTAGCCAGGGAAGAAAAGCGGTTGCAAGAGGAGCGCAAGCGGTTAAACGAGTCACGAAAGGACCCTGAGTTTCAAGAGTTCTTGGAGTTTAAAAAGCTAAAAGCGTCGGCAAAGAATGACCCTCTTTCGGTGCTAGAAAAAATGGGGCTGAATTACGATGAGATCACTGATTATGTGATTAGCGGAAAGCATACGAAGGACCCATCGATTCGGGCGCTTGAAGAAAAGATTGCTCAAATGGAAAAAGAGGCCCAAGAGCGAGAGTTAAACAACAAAAAAGCTCTTGAGGAGGCGCAATTAAATAACTTTAAGGAGTCGATCAAGGCGGTTTGTTTAGAAAAATCAGATAACTTTGAGCTTGTGAATATTTGGGGCGCTCATAATTTAGTTTACAACGTCATCCAGGAGCATTACGATAAGACCCAGCAAGTCCTGCCGATTGAAGAAGCTGCGAAAAAAGTCGAAAGTTATTTAGAGAAAGAATCGGAAAAGTATCAAGGGTCAAAAAAATTACGCAAGTTGTTTGGTGCGCCTGACTTAACTGCAAACGATCCTGAGAAGCCAACACTCCTTGAAGAGAAACAATCCCCACAACCTACGCAGTCCATGTCACGAACGCTTCCCAATAGTGTTTCCAGCGGGTCGACTTCAACTGACGTTGATGACAATTACGACCCCAGAGTGCTCTTGGAAAAAGCCAAACGATTATTGGAACGATAACTTTTAAACTTATTTATTCGGAGTTTTAAACATGGCTTTAAATTTAACTAACTTCGCTCCTATGCTAAAAACACTCTATCCGAAAAAGCGGGTAGAAAATCTCGTGTATGCAGACCGTCCACTACTGGCTTGGTTACCCAAGAGCGACACTTTTTATGGTGAAAACAAAAAAGTGCCTTTAATTTACGGCAACCCAAATGGACGGAGTGCCACGTTTGCCACAGCTCAAGGCAACAAAACCAACACTAAGAGCGCGGCTTTCTTAGTTGAGCGCGTACGCAACTATCAACTTATCTCCATTGATAACGAGACCATCGAAGCCTCTCAAAACGATGCAGGAGCATTTGCCTCTGCCCGTCAAGTTGAGATCGATGGTGCGTTTCAAAACATTTCAAACGACATGGCTGCCGATGTTGTCGGCACTGGTTCTGGGTCTCGCGGAGCCCTTGCCTCTACGCAAAACGTAGCTCTGAGCACTGTTACTTTGGCAACGCCTGAAGATATTGTGAAGTTTGAAGTTGGCATGCCTTTGGTGCTAAGTAATGTTGACGGAGGTGGCTCTGTTCGATCTGGCACGATGTATGTTATCAGTGTTGACCGTATGGCTGGCACTTTTGTTGTTAGCTCTTCACTTGGTGGTTCAGCCACAGCAATTAGCACTTGTATTTCTGCTGCCGCAGCTAGCGATTACATCTTTGTTGCAGGCGACTACGATGCGAAAATGGCAGGTTTGCAAGCATGGCTCCCCTACGGTGGGCCGACTTCTGCTACTTTTTTCGGTGTAGACCGCACTATTGACGCCACTCGCTTGGCAGGGATCACGGATGACCTTTCAAGCTATTCTATCGAAGAGGCTTTGATTCAAGGTGCCAAACTTATGTATCGTGAAGGCCAAAACAAGTACGACGCAATTTGGCTAAACGAGACTAAGTATGCTGAGTTAATTATGAGTTTGGGTGCTAAGGTTCAATATACCACTTTGCAAGTCACTCCTGAAGTGAGCTTTCAAGGCTGTAAATTCCAAGCGCACAACAAGGTTGTCACTGTTTATTGCGACAAGATGATCCCGGTTGACAGTGCTTTCTTTTTGACTCGCATGACTTGGGAAGTAGCTTCTCTTAAAGGTGCTCCTCGTATTTTGAACATGGACACTCTCGAAGCTCTTCGTGAAGCCACCTCTGATGGTATTGAAATTCGTGTTGGATACTATGCAAACATGCATTGCAATGCTCCTGGCTTTAACGGTCACTTTAAAGTTTAACTAAATATAGGATGAGGGACGGGGGCGTCCCTCATCGACTAACCCATACCACTGAAAGGGGTATTCATGGCCAATCGTTTATTTAATCAATTCTTATTTTCATTCACAAAGATGCTCACTTCACTTCATGGCCAAATCGTTTTGCAGAAAGCGGTAAAAGCTGCTGCGACGGCTCAAGGAGTCACTTACACGGCTGACGCTTTTGGCGTTGGCGGCAACCTGATTAGTGTTGAATTAGTAGGTGGAGCTACGGCTGGGGCAGAAGTAGTGACGGTAACTGGCAACGCAATTATTGTTAAGATAGAAGATGGTGTAACCACTCAAACCCAACTCAAGACAGCACTTGACGGTGACACGGCTGCAGCGGCTCTTATCAATGTAGCGGTGGCATCTGGCTCAACTCCAGTTGCTAAGGCAGCAGCAGTCTTCTTGACTGGTGGTGTTGAGGGTGTCGCAAGTTGTGATGTTAAGGGTGCCGCTTGTGCGAGGACTGGCGTGGGCGAGTACACCTTAACACTGAGTGACAAATTTGCAGCCTTAATGGATTGTCAGCTGACCCTTGAGGCAGCTACGGCAGTTGATTTGGTGCCACAAATTAAGTCTCACGACGTATCAGGCGCGAAGACCATTGTTTTTCGTTTGTTAGCAGCCGCCACACCGACCGAGGTTGCCGCTCCAGCAAAGGTTCATTTTAAAGCATTCCTTCGCAACTCAAGCGTTGCTAAGTAAGGGGATAGATGATGCTACCAGGGTTACTTAACGACGAAAAAAAGATTGCAGCTTTAATTGTTGGTGACATGAAGACTGGCAAGGAAAAGCGCGAGCATGAGCCAATGGAGGACATTGGCTTAGATACGAGTAGCGAAGAGATCATGCAGGCTTTTAAGTCTAACGATGCAATGGCTTTTAAAAGTGCACTAAAGACTTTTGTTGAGCTTGTTGTGAGCCGGCTTGAAGCTCAAGAGGAAATGGTCGAGGAGATGGAAGACACTTCTTTGATTAAAGAGGAGGCGTAAAGCTATGGCCCTAGACGTAACGCTTGGTTATTTAAAAGATCAGGTCCGCGCCAGGGCCGATCAGCAGCACTCACAGTTTATTAAAGATGCCGAGCTAGTTGAGTTTATCAACGGCTCGGTGTCTGCTCTTTACGATATGTTAGTGAAGGTGGCAGAAGATTACTTTATCACTTCCCACACCTTTTCGATAGTTCAAGGTACTAATGAGTACACGCTCCCCACTGACTTTTATAAGGTGTTAGGGGTAGATTATTTAGTGAACTCTAAGCCTGTCCCCATGAGTCGGTTTAACTTCAGAGACAGGCATTTATATAATTATTTAGACGCCAGACCTGAGATTGTGCGTTATGGGGTTTGGGGCAATAAGCTGGTGTTTAAACCTCAAGCTCCAAAGTCTTCAACCGTTGTGCTTTGGTATGTTCCGGTTATTACCCCTCTTGTTAACGATTCTGATAAGCTAGATGGTGTTAATGGTTGGGAGGAGTTTGTCATTTTGGACGCGGCTATTAAGTGCATGATTAAAGAGGAGAGTGATCCTCAGGCTTTGATGGTGCAGTTAGCGGCAGTGAAAGAGCGCATTACCACTATGGCTAAGGACAGGGACCAAGGCGAGCCACAAAAAACCACAGACATCATTGGTTCACGTTACGACCAATACAGGTTCTTTGATTATGGCTATTAAGATAAAAAAGCTAATTTTAAATCCAAGTGATGTTGTCAATGGGTTTCACCTCACCCAAGTCCAGGACAACATTGATTTAGCTATTTCAAGGCTTTCGGGGGCTCAATTCCAGAATGGCACTTTTAAGACCGTCACGCTTTTAACTGGAATCGATAATGTTATAGATCACGGATTGGATCGACAAATCCAAGGGTGGATTGTTGTTGACAAGAATGGTCAAGCGGATATTTGGCAATCGTCGTCAATGAACACCTGGTCAAAATTGCAGGTGATATTAAAAAGCTCGGCAAACGTGACTGCAAAAATCTATTTTTTTTAAGTAGGAGTTTAAATGACAAGCCCTTATATGAGTTTCACTCTTCCAATTGTGGGTCCTAACGGCACGCTAGGCCCTGAGTGGGCAACATATTTAAACGCAGCTTTAAGTGTTTTAGACAGTCACGATCATACGAGCGGACAAGGTCGAGCCATTACGCCAAGTGCTCTCAATATTAACTCTACTTTATTCATGAACAATAATCAGCTAAGCGAGATCGCCTCGCTTGCGTTGGAGAGTCTCACTGCAAAGCCGACTGCGGCAAATGTGATTTATGATTACGATGGTGACTTGTATTTTAACGATAAGTCAGCAAACCAAATAAGGCTTACGGAAGGGGGCACGATTAACGTGGCCGCTGTGGGCACGATCACTGGGGATTACGGTGGGGCCAATCCTGCCAACGTAAGTTTTTCTGCTTTAACGCAGACATATTTATTCACGCAATCTTCTGGTGTCACTGGCGACATTGCATGTGGTACTGTTAATATTTACCAGAACACGGCAGGGAGTTATTACGCTAAGATCAAGCAAAATGCCGCACAAGCTGGTAATCTTGAGTGGACTTTGCCAGTTAGCTATCCTGCATCGAAATTACCGTTAAAAACATCTTCCGCCGGAGTGATGGAAGCAAGCCAAATTGCCACAAGCGAGATTGGCGATAGTCAAGTCACCGAGGCGAAACTAAATGCAAGTGTTGCGGGCAATGGGTTAAGCGGTGGGGCCGGGTCGCCGCTTGCGGTAAATGTTGATAGTAGCACGCTTGAAATCAATTCTGACACTCTTCGCATAAAAGACAGTGGCGTTACTCCAGCCAAGCTTTCAACTCCGGTTTATGGATTGGTTTATGGATTTGATGTTTTTTCTAAAAACGGCACCAGTGCAACTTGGGA